GTAAATCGGGGCGGCTCAGGTCGCCCCTTTCTTATCTGTAATAATTTTATAAGGTTCATCTTATGAAAATCGAAACAATTAAAGTTGTGGCTCAAGATGGTTTTAAGATCATCAATAAGAGCGACTTCAATCAAAAGACTGATGTTGAATATGGCAAGCAGCCAGCACCAGCAAGTAAAAAGAAAGCAAAGAAAGTACGCTAATGAATATCGGGATGCCTAATTTTACGTTTTTTAGCAACGCACGAGGGCGTCACGCCAGCGTAGACGGCGTAGTACCTACAACGAACTTACACTTAACAACAATGATAGCGGGGCTAATGCTTTAAAATGGCGATTATAGTTGAAGACGGGACAAACGTGGCAGGGGCGAATAGCTATATCACAGAGGCAGAGCTAACAACTTACGCTGCCGTGCGCGGTATAACGATTACAGGCACTAATAGCGAGCTTTTAATCAATGCTATGGATTACTTGGAAGGCTTGGATTATATCGGCACTAAGCAGTTCGAGACGCAGTCATTACAGTGGCCTCGTAATAACGTATACATTGACGGCTATTATATTATCCCAACAACAATACCTAATGATCTGAAGAAGGGGCAATACGAAACAGCCCTTTCTATTGACGCTGGCGACGACCCACTTGCAACAATCGACCGAGCGACTAAGAAAGAAAAGCTCGACGTGATGGAGGTTGAATATAAAGATAACTCATCATCTAAGCCCATTATCAGCGCTATTAATACAGCCCTTAGAAAGATTTTAAAGAGCGGCGCGGGTTCAGGTGTTGGCGGTTCTCAGTTTAAGGTGATGCGCGGGTGAGTATTTATACATCATCCAGAAGCCTAGCCACTGCTTTAATTACTAAGTTCCAAAACGAGAACTTAATCACATTAGAGCGAGCGACAAATGCGGCAGACGGTTACGGCGGCTTAGAGGATACATGGGCGACTGTCGGCGTTCCTTTTAAAGCTGCCGTTATACCTTCAAGTGGTGGCGAGTCGGTTAATGCTGATAGGCTTGATTACAATATGACTCATAAAGTCTATACTACGTTTGCAGATGCCAACACTGTGACGACTAAAGATAGATTTGTATTCCGTGGTAAGTACTTTGCTATTCATTCGACAAAAAATATCGCTGAAGGTGACGCGGCCTTTTCTTTCGATTGCGAAGAAGGCGTTTCAACGTGAGCATTGAAATCACTGGAGATGAAGAACTGGGAAAGGCATTAGGCGGATTTGTAAAGGGAGTGTCGAGAGAAGTCGGAAAAGCGTTAAAAGCTGGCGCATTTTTAGTTCAAGGTGACGCTATAAAAAGCATTGCGCGAGGAAACCCTCAAGGCATTGTATATAAGCGTAAGCGACCAAACGGCACTCATAGAGCTTCGGCAGAAGGGCAAGCGCCAGCGCAAGACACGGGTTTTTTATCTAAACATATCAATATAATTCAGACAGAAAACGGTGTATTTGTAGGTACAAATGTAAAATATGCTAGGTTTTTAGAGCTAGGCACAAGCAGCATAGAGCCAAGGCCGTTTCTTATGCCAGCTTTAGAGAAAAATAGGCGGCACATTGGGTCTCTTATCAAAATAGCAATGTCGAAGCAGATCGGGAAGAGCACGAAATGAGCGCAGAATTGGAAATCCAGAAGGCTGTTATATTAGCGCTCAAGGCTTATGCGCCATTGACTGCTTTGCTTTCTACGGTAACGTCGATTTATGACAACGTGCCACAAGTCGCTGACGGTGGCGACAATTCTGTTTTCCCTTATGTGGTTTTGGGTGACGATACCAGTATAGAATTTGATACAGATGACACCAACGGGCATGAAACAACGCTAACTATTCATATTTGGTCAAGGAAAAGACCGAGAAAAGAAACTAAGCAAATTATGGGTGAGGTGTATAATTCACTTCACAAAACAAATTTAGTCGTTACAGGGTACAATACTGTTTTAGTTCAGTATGAGTTCTCAAGTACTGAGAAAGACCCCGATGGTATTACTACCCACGGCGTTATTCGATTTAGAATTATCATTATAGAGGCATAAGACAATGGCAGAAGCAGTAGGCAGAAGTACAACACTCGGAATCTCACCTGATGGCGTGGCGGCTTATGTCACTATTGCTAGTGTGAAGACTAAAAATTTCACAGTAGGCAATGAATTAATCGACATTACAACCGACGACTCAGCAGGTAATCGAACACTACTTGCTAAAGTGGGAACAAAGACTGTCGATTTTTCATGCTCTGGCGTGGCTAAGGATGAAGTATTGCTAGCAGCGTCGATGGTAACGGCTGAACTTAACGCCTTGCTGTTCATGGAAATGACTCTGGCAAGCGGTTCAACTCTTACTGGAACTTTTGCGCTTAGTAATTTTTCTCAGGACTTTGATAATGCCGATGCTGATACGTTTAGTTGCGACTTCCAAAGCTCTGGCGCTGTCGTTTATGTGGCTGCTTAATGAGCCTGTTTAAAGATATTGATCTTGAATGGAGTGGCAAGAATTACACGGTTGAATCAGACCGTGTGATGCTTTTAATTGCTAGCATAGAAAACACTATTACCATGTTAGAGCTAAACAAGCACAGAACAGAAGGCACTTACCCCATGGCAAAAGTGTCAATGGCCTATGCTGATGCGCTGAATTATGCGGGTGCTAAAGTAACGGCAGAAGATACTTATTCTGCATGGTTTAACGGTGGCGAGAATAAAAACGCCATGGTATCGGCTATTGATGGCCTTCTAGCTATGATGATACCTCCTGTAGCAGTAGCAGAAGCACAGCAAGCCCATGAGGCAGAAGCGGGAAAGCAGGGAGCCGGCACGAGTTCGTAAAGGCTGCTTATGTCGGCGCGGTCGGGGCTGATTGGTGCTCACCTTCTGAGTTTTGGAAGCTTCACCCTTTTGAGTTTTGGTGGCTGTATGAAGCTAAAATGCCAAATACTTCTGAAGCTGTAAATAAACACGGCTTAACACAGAAAGAAATTAAACAGATGCGCGAGGACTTAATGTAATGGCTGGCGAAATTGGCAGTATTAATGTAAAAATTGGCGTTGATACAGGCGACTTAAAGAAAGGCATTGAAATTGCCAAAGCTAAAGTTGGCGAGTTACGCACTGGATTAAACCAAGGCGCGAAAGACTTTGCTAAATACGGCGCGGCGGCGGCTCTAGCTGGCGCGGCTATTGCTGCTCACATCGTTAAAAATTCACTAGATGCTATTGACGCTCAAGCGAAGATGGCGCAACAACTCAATACAACCAGCGCGAGCATGGCCACACTTAAACGTGCTGGCGAGCTTGCAGGGGTATCAATAGAGCAAATAGCCACTAGTTCACGCTCTTTAGACGTTCGCTTAGGAGAAGCGGCGGGAGGTACGGGGGAGGCTGTAAAATCACTCAAGCGTCTACACCTTACGGCACAAGAGTTAAGCGCAGTCCCTTTAGACGAACGCATACGAAAAATAAACGACGCTATTGCGGAAAACATTCCAGCGGCAGAACGTGCAGCTGTTGCTGCTGATTTGTTCGGCTCAAGAAATGCATCTGCAATATCCCAGTTAAACTCTGGCGTATTAAAGGAAGCGACAGAGCAAGTAAAGTTATTCGGCACTGCCATTTCAGACGTTGACGCGGCAAAAATTGAAATGGCTAACGATTCAATGTCGGCTATTTCAACGGCGACTGAAGGAATTATTACTCAGTTCACTGTAGCACTTGCCCCCATCTTAAAAGTAATTACAGATGAGTTTACCAACGCTACAAAAGAAGCGGGAGGCTTTGGTAATGTAAGTGTTGGTGTATTTGACGACATGGTTACGTCTATTGGATTTGTTTTAGATGCTATTGACGGTATTGAAAGAACGTTCACCATAACGGGTAATGCTTTAGTTCTTGGTATTTCTGAGATTGCAGCTGCTTACGGTAAGCACATTAGAAACATACTAGAGATTGCTAACGAAGTTCCCTTAGTTAATTTAGAAGAGCCTTTGTCAAAGGTGAGAGAATTTGTCGCATTGCAGGAAGGCGTTATAAAACTATCAAAAGAAGAAGTTGATAGAATTCTAAACGCACCACCACCTAGCGACGGGTTGCAGCGATTTGTTAAAGACGCTCAAGAAATGGGAGAGGCGGCGGCGGCGGCAGCAGTGGCAGCGCGAGTTATACCTGACACAGAAGAAAACACGACCTCACCACTTGCGGCGTTTGTTGTTACCGAGGAGGAATTTCAGGCGGCAATGACTTTACACGCTGATAGACTAGCTTTGCTACATGAGCAGAATATTATAGCGGGTGATAATGGCTTAACTCTTCAACAATACTTAAACCAATTAGAATTGGATGAAGGCGAAAAGCATTCAAAGGACATGTTTAATCAAACACAGTCAGCAGAGAAGCGTATTAGTGCTGCTAAACAAGCATCAGCTAAAGTCAGGCAGTCTTTAGCATTGAGCGAGTCAAGGGGTGCGATTGGTGCGCTTGCAGGATTTAACAAAGACGCGTTCAAACTGAATAAGGCTTTCGGTATTAGTGATGCTTTAATATCAACTTACCAAGGCATAGCTAGCGCTTTAAAAATGCCATTCCCTTTGAATATTGCGGCAGCAGCTAAAACAGCGGCGGTCGGCTTTGCTCAAGTGTCAAATATTCGCGCTCAGTCTTTCGGGGGCGGCGGTGGAGGTGGTGGCGGTATTTCAGCAGGCGGCGTTGGCGGTGGTGCTCAGCCAGCAACACAAGGCCAAGCAATTACAGGCGGCGAAAACTCAAGCCAGAATATTAATATTAGCGGTATAAGCGCAACGGACTTAATTAGCGGCTCTCAATTAGTGTCGGTATTAAACGCGGCTATAGCTGATGGCTCAACAATTACGGGAATCAATTAAATGGGCGTTGTAATATCAGGCAGTCCACGGCTTTCAGGTGACGAAACTTTACCGCCTTTCCCGCTAAATCATGCGCGGATTGGCTATACCAGCTTTGCAACGCGTACAAATGTTGTAGCAGATAGTGAGGCGGCAGGTTTCCCAGCAGAGGCGGCAACAAATTCATTAACCTACGAATCATGGCGACCTGAGACACTTCCCGCAACTTGGACAATGGACGCGGGAGAGGCGGTTGATTCTGACTATGTTGGTATAGGCGCTCACACGTTGAGCGTTGATCGTTGTGTTATCGAGGTACAATACTCAGCAGATAGTATCACTTGGACGACTCTCAAAGAGCTAGCCCCGGCTAACGGTGATGCGATAATGATTATCTCATCGACAACTATCACGGCTAGATATTGGCGGCTAAATATAACGGGCTTAACAGTGCCTACAATCGGTGTTATCTACATCGGTAAAGCCCTAGCTATGCAAAGACCTTTCTATGCTGGACATGCGCCAATTACTTTAAACCGTACATCAAAAACAATCGGCAATAAATCAGAGGGCGGCCAGATATTGGGAGTGACTAAAATCAGACAAGGCAACGCGACCTCGTTTAATTGGCAGCACTTAACCTCTGATTGGTACCGGTCAACATTTGACCCATTCGCAAAACTAGCCACAACACGCGGATTTTTTATAGCGTGGAACCCTTTGCAGTTTCCCAATGAAGTGGGTTATGGTTTAGCCAATAGTGAATTAAACCCGTCGAACATGGGTATCCGTGATTTAAT